ACGATGTACCAAAATACCTGACGGATGCGGCACAGAGGAAACTAACAAAATTAGGTTTCCACGGCGTAAACATGATACTTGACCAACACTCCGTGTACCCAAATGAAGCTGAGGGTTGGGAGAGGTACGTTGTACCCGATATGGATGTCGAGGAGAATGTATACGACTCAGGAAGGAAAGGAAGAACCGCCGCAGCCCCAAATGGGATGGGCAGGTATGAGAGATCAGAACCACGAACACCAGGCAAGACAAGCAACGAGAACAATGGCGGAGACCGAACAGCACGCCAAAGTGAGCCAAGCAACGCCGAGCCCGAGAAGGAGATTTATCAGCCGGAGAGAAGGGGTAACTTCCACCATATGCTCAGCCGTTTGCTGGGTAAGCTCAGGACTTACCAGGACTTGGCGGACTGGGTGGAAGCGACGCAGCCCAAGCGAGACCTAGTAAAAATGCTCGTCGAAAGGTACAGTTTTGATGGAAGGGAGGAGGACAAGGTTTTTGTGTATGCGAGGGCATACCAACACCCGAAGGCAGCGGAGTTATATAGTTATACAAGGGTGTTAGGGATAAGAGACAAGCTACATGCGTCACCGGTGTATCAGGCGTGGCACCAAAAAACTTTCGGCACACGGCCAGGTAACTGGCACGACGTGGAGACAAATGAGAAAGTTAGAGTGGAGAAAGTATCCTCATTAGATGAGTGCGTTAATACTGAGAAGGTTCTGGAGTCGGAGGCTTTGGCACATAACAAAGAAATGTATGCGGGCCAAGGTAACGACGAAGGGTTTATTTCCTACTTCGCCTCACTATCGAGAAAAGCATTCAACAAGCTGATGCACGCGCTAGTTGGCAATATGCAAGAGTCGACGGGGATAATGTCAGAACTGAGTACCCATCCCGCCAGTGCCATAATTGAGACGGGGGTACAGACGAAGAACCCCGTATCCACGCAAAAACGACAAATTGCAGCACAGACGATGACTGCAATCACGGGGCTAGCGAGCATGTACCCGCTGTGGGACGACTTTGCAGAGGGATCGACTGACGCCGGGGAATACGACCCAGTCAAGGATGTCCAGTGTATTTCTCTGCTGCAGTCACGGGTTGGGATATCTATAGGTAGCGCGACGAATGAGGCAGTACTACGTGGTGCAATACAATATACAGACAACACAACCACTAACGTGGGGTCGGTTACACCTCCAGAGAACAGGATGTTTCCCAGAACGGTCAGGAATGGTATGACATATGCCTTACAAAACTCTGCCGTGCCACTGACTTTTTACAGTGTGAGGAGTATGCCAAGACTCAACACCCGGAAGTACAGCTGGTCACCAATGGCAGTAAAGCTAGACAAAAGGGCGAGCGATAACATAAACAAAATACCGGTGCGCGCATCTAATGGTTTCTTCGGCTACGATGTCTGGAATGCATCACACGCGGTCCCGGAAGAGGGTGAAAGCATGCAAGCCTGGTTTGAAAAATTATGGAAATTGAGGATATGTCTTGACCCACAGTTTGGTGATTTCACTGAAAAGTCACTCGCCGGACAAGCAGGATGGTTTGACTCATTCACGAGAATGAGCCCGCTATATAACATATTTGCTGGCGGCGGGGTTGGGGCACCACCAATAACTGTTGGACTCAATGATAGTCCAGTGTTTGGCGAAGATTGTGGTGGCAACAACCCAATTTTTGCCTTTGGCCCGGCGAATAAGGGCAACATTGTATTCCACGTGTCGGAGCAAACCATACCGTCTGAGTCGAGATCAAACAGAATAGTAATTCCACCAGGCCTACTCACTTTGGGCGAGCAAGGCAGCGTAGGCACACTGGTAGCGTTGTACCTAATGGGATTTTGTGTCTGGCCGTGGGGTATGTACACACAGCAGTACGGGACCGTGGACCCAACAGGGGGCATAGATGGAAATAACACCCCTGGACAGCAGACATTCATATCAAATGCCTGCTGTGCCGTCCAACAGGGCTATGACAACCTGGACGTGGTACTACCACCAACAGCGAACCAAGAACCAGTGCCTCGAGCGCAAGGGGCAGCAAACCTACTTCCTCTGTGGGCACCTACGACTGGGCCACAGGGTACGGTAGGGTTTGCACCCAACACACCTCTTAATGTGATGTATCTCGGTGGAGCGTACGGAGCACACAGTTACTCATTGGTTGACTTTCTATACTCATGGCTCCACCCCGCAAGCACGAACGCGGACCCAAGAACGATAATGCTACTGATGAGATGGGTGGCGAGGAAATGGAAATGTCAGGTCGACCTGGAGAGTGGCAGAATACGAGCAATTTTAAGCGAGAATAGATGGACACCCCTCTTCGAAGTGAACCAATCTTTTAATGGTACAAATGGTGCACCCTTTGTGTTCCCGGTCAGCACTGCACCAGGCAACGCTGCTGCAGACTATTTTGGCAGGGTGGGCTTTGTGCTGACGGGAGATATGCCATTCGCAGGATATCCAGACAACTTCCACGGTGTTGAGCCGCAACTATCGCTTGCTTTTGCGTCCACGATGGCGTATGGTCTACTTGAGGTAGTGGCAGATGATGACCAAGAGATGCAAAATGAAATGGACATCTCAGGGCGCTGGGGGATGTACTCGAGCAGTTGGGCCAGACAATTCGCGGTTGGGCAGTGTGCACTGAATCGGTCGTTAGCGTTGCCGGTGGGAATGTGGAATGACGCGGTCTCGAACACCCAGTTTTCCGAGGTAAACGCCCTCGTTATGGGGATGTTCATTGCGGGGCTGTCCGAGAGTTGGGCAGGCGCGAAATATGGCAACCACATAGCACGCATACAAGAGAAGGTGACGGGGAACAAGATACCACGTGACAGGGACGGCAACACTGTGTGGTCCTACCACTGTATACCACCATTCGGCTTCATGCTACCAATTGGGGTTGCAGGCGCATTGTCAGATACAGTGTTGCAACTACTTGCGGACGTGTGGCTCCATAGAACGATGCAGAAACCATACATTGAAACCGCACCCTGGTTGCCGAGGTATAAGGAACTGGCGGGCATATATGAAAAAGGTAGTCAGATGCTCCCTCTACCGGCACCGGGCGGCGGCTATACGATACCAATAAAAGACAGCAGACGGTACCCGGAGATAGGGATAGACACAATGCCAGAGATCGACGGCGTGGAGATTTGGAATAGCAGGCTCATCTGGCACGTCATGGGAGGCGCCATTTACACTTTCAATCAAGGGCAATACCTGGCCACGAGCGTGCCAGCACCAGGTAACATGTTAGTGCAGAAATATACGGTGCCCGAGTCGTGGCAAGCCGATGCGGTCTACTCCTCTGTCCTCGTAGGATGTACAGACTGGTTTGCACCTGTAAACAGCTTGGGGCAGAGTCTTTACGTGGGTGTGAGTTTATTAAACAACTATCAACTCATGACGCAGTACATAGCAGGAGCCACTTTTGCTGGCCTGCCAGTTTGGTTCTGGAACGAGATGACACCAGCACCATTGGCCATCCTGCGTGGCGGGGGGCGCAGCAGTCGGCGAAACACAAAAGCCATAACCGCGTCCACCACCCAACAAACGTCAGGAGACAAAGAAGGGGAGAAAAAAGAGTAGTCACCCAGTTGCAGAGAGTGGGCAACTGGGTGACTGAGAGCATCCACACCATTTCAAATGGTTTTAAGTTTTTCGGGAGATATGTCTACGATAGGGTAGACGAGATTTTTGGCTTGAGTGCTGTTTCTGCAATGAGCCTATCACTGGAAAACCCCAACGATGTTGAATTCCTGACCTCCGCGGAGGAGGGTCCGTTTCTACCTAACCCATTGAAGAAGAAATTCTCCTGGGTTGAATGTGTACGGGCTGTCAGGGCCAGGCTCAAAAAGGGAGCTAGGTTAAACCCAAGTGAAGTGGACGAACTGCTCGCGTCAAAAGGTTGGCGAGCGGGGAGTGTAGTGGCGAAGGGGGAAGACGGGGTAGAGCAGATATGGTCGAGAATATACCCACCAAGAACAAAGAAAGACATGAGGATTAGACGGACCAGAATAGCAGATGTGTTTACATATGCATATAAGACGGGCAAAAGGAACTTATTTCATAAGATATTGCGAGAGTTGCCAGCCGAGGGCGATTATATATGGATGATGAACACGGTGTTAGCAGGACTACTGTTTGGGGAGGAATGGTGGCGTAGGATGATGGAAATTGGGGCTTGGAACGGTGACATAAGTGAGTACCTCAAAGTTGTAAAGGCATTGAATGATTTCGTAAAGACAAAAGAGGTAACCTTTGAATGGTTACAGTTTGCCGAATTGGGCACACTGGTTGGGTATAGAAACCCCCCGTTCCCAGGTTTCGACGTTTTTGAGGAGGCAAGAGCATTGGCTGAAGGAGGGAACGAGTTCTTCCTGCCATTTACGAACTTCAAAGATGCAGTAAAGATAGCGCTAAAGATGGACTACCAAGCTATAAAATATATCAGTTTCCGAGACTTCATCACGAGTGGGCAATGGCTGACATCAGGCAGCTCCAGTATAGGGAAGGTGACTCTTATATACAAAGATAAGATCCTAAAGGTAAAGGCAAGGAAAAACATGGTGCCTTTTGTTGTCGACCTGGAAGCACTCGCCAACGACGCTGAAAAATGGGATCAGCAAGTGAATACAACCCTGATCAAGAGTGAGCTTGGCAAATTGAGGATAGCGGTAGCCGGTGACATATTGACGTACTTGCAGATGTCCTGGATGAACTATTTGTTAAATAACAGCTATCTGAGTTGGCCTGGATCAACACTCGACGAGACAATAGGAGAGCAAACAAAAAGGATGCTGAGGATGTTGGAGCTCGCAGCTAAAAAGTTTGGACTACCGTTTGATTACAAGGGCTTCGACCATCAGCCAACACTACAACAAGTGCTTGACATTGTGGAACACTTACTACACCACGCAAGATTGAACGTGCCTCCGGATGAGTACAGCAACTTCAATAAAATCTGTGATAACATACTCAAAGGATTCAGAGGTGCCGTGCTCATAGCGAGAGAAAATGAGCGAAAGGAGATATACCAGGTCACAGGTGGAGTGATGTCAGGACTGAGGTGGACAAGTCTACTCGGAAACGGGTGGAACACTGTGATGACTTGGCTAGCTAAAGAAGTGCTAGTGAAACTAGGCTTCGACATCACTGACATCGAAAGCTACATAAGAGGTGACGACAGCGCGATTTTCTCAGACAGTTGGCAGAAGGCAGCCATGATGGATAGAGCGTACAGCTTCCTCGGAGTGGAAGGGGGGGAGGGTAAGTTCAGTGTGAGGTATCACGCAATGGAGTTTTTGAGGGTGTGGTACAAGGGCAAGTGCAGCGGGTACCCAGCCCGTGCGATACCAGGATTAACACAGAGGAAACCTTGGAGTAATCAGCCCTGGAGCGACGACATGGTGATGCGGGCTCTGTTTGACGTGGCTAAGACAATAACCCGTAGAGGGGTTGACGCGATGGATTTCTATTCAATAGTGGCAAGCAGATGGTGTCATCTGCACCACCTACCCCGAGAAAGTCTACAAATACCAAAGACAATGGGTGGGTTTGGGGTAGAACCGTGGAGCGGTGACCTGGTGATGAAGCCACACCTTGACGAATTCAAACCAGAGAGGCCAGAATTTACAAACATGACGGAATGGCGGGCGACATGGTGGAAAGAGAGAGGCAAAGAGCTAGAAATCGAGGTGGACAGTGAGTTAGCAAAGGAAAACGCAGAGCAAGACCTGATGAGCACAATGGGCGCGGATGACGTTCCACAAATATCAAAAGTACTGCGGGAGCAATGGAAAGATTACGTGAGGAGGACGAAGTTCACGACTTCCAAGGTTACGCAGCCCGTAACACAGCTGGTGACTAATGAGGACAACACGTTGCTAAAAGAACACACCAGTGTGGAGAATCAGCTTGAGCAGTGGAATATGGAGTTGGAGATTGCAGCGCCGATGTTTGGCAGGTGGACAAACAAACAACAGGACGTGCAAGATGCGAAGAGGCTGCTACCTAAGGGTGGCTTGGGGGATTGGATCAGAAGTAACGAACCTGAACTATGGCACGATATGCGTAAGTTCGACAGAAGTTGGGACCGTGGTGAGCGGCTGGACTATTTGTTTGGAAAGATAACCATAGCGACAAGAGAGGCCAATCCATTGGTGAGCCAGTTAATTGCGAAGGCCACCGCCGCGATCCTGCGGCCGACAGATCATTTTCACATAACGCCCTCTCATGGTACGCAACTATCATGGAAGGAAGGCTGGAGGCAACAAAGTGGTATCGCACTTTGTGGCTCTGGTG